CTTCTGAGCAGCCGACAGCTTTTCGTCGAAATCCGCAGAGTTGCCGTTTTGCAGCTCCACCGCCTTGGCCGACAGCTCCGCCCACTGCTTGTTTGTCAGACCAACCCCGTGGGCGGCCTCGCGCAGACCCGAAAGGATCGACTCGGCTGCCCCAGCGCCCTCGGGGATTTCGTAGCCTTCCGCTGATTCCGGCGCCCCGATCTGGGTGTAGAAGTCTCGCCAAGTCTCGCTAGACGCCCCCTCTTTCGGGGCGCGGAACCCGCTGTTGTGGAGCTTCAGCAACTCGGAGTACGCCTTCACGACATCTCCGGGCGTCTTGTAGCCCTTGTTCATCACCGTATCCATGCCGGGGCTGCCCTCGGGCACCACATCCTGAATGCTCGGCTGGTCCATTTCGTCGCTCACAGCTTCCCTTTCACTGAGGTCGCCTTCTCGATCATTGCGTGAATCTTGCGGAAGGCTCGGCGCTGGCCTTCGCGCAACATGAACGAATTCGTATCGACCGGGACGAGCACGCCCTCGCGCTCACCCCGCATGACCTGATCGTTGTGCATCTCCTCCAGCGTCAGCGTTTCGCCTTCGCCGAGGGTCTTCCGCATCCAATCGACAACCCGCTGACCCGCCGCGTGGTCAAAGCAGGCCAACAGGTCGCCGTACAACTGTGCTTCGCTTCGGCTGATCTTGCTCATTAGTAGGTTTCTTCGATCTGTTGTGCCGGGATCGGGTTACGGCCAGCGGGCGGACGGCCCGGCCCCGGCCCCTGACCGGCAAGTGACTGCATTCTCTGCTCGGCTTCCTTCGCCGCACGGCTCTGGCGGCGCAGCTCGATGTCTTCCTCGGCTCGGAAGATGTCGGCGCTGACATCGGACAGCTCCGCGTCGAGCTTCCTGATCTTGTCTGGATCGAGGTCGTCGATCCACGAAGGGTCTTGCAGGGCTTGGAACAAGCCCACCCTTCGTGTGACGAAGCTGTAGACACGCTGCACCTGTGAGTTTTTCTGGGCGGTGAAGAACGGAGACTGGAAGACGATCTCGAACTCGCCCTCTTGGTATTCCTCAAACAGCTCGTCGAGTTCGGGCAATTGCTTTTCCATGCGGAGAAGCCCGATCACCGTCTCCATGAGCGGGGTGGCGAAGTCGTAGTCGATGGCCTCGGCAGGAGCGGCGAGGCGCTGGCGGGCGCGTTCGAGTCTTTGGCGGCTTTCCTCCGCAGATCGCGGCTGCGTCTCGGGGTCTTCAAAGAGGTCGCCCAAGAACGCCTTCTGAATCATGGCTCTATCTTGGAGAAGCATTTCTTGGGCGACGCTCAGGTCGGTTCCGGCTCTGAGGTAGTCCGGCGCTTGCTTCTGCCAAGGCCGCACATACAGAGTCCCTCCCGGCGCGACATCTCCCTCGATCAGCGAGTCCTCCTCCATGACCAGCGGTGGATCAAGCGCCCGCCCGGCGGCAAGGAGCATCTGAGCGCGGATCTCGTTTGCGCCCTTCGCGTCGGGGCGAGCCAAGTGACCTCGCCCTCTGCCATATTCTTCACCATCCACTACCATCCAGCGCGAGACGATGTACGGGCAAAAGTTGAACCCCCCGAACTGGATGTCCTTGTGCGCCGTGCAATCGACATAAACCGAGGTCCACGGCTTGTTCTCCGCAGAAACCAGCGATCCCACCTTGCCGTGCTCGTTCTCGAATACGAAATGAGCAAACTCGACCTTTTCAAACGCTCGATTGCGGCGCAGGCACTCAGCAGCAGTAGGGCTGTTTCCTTCAAAAAACTTGTCAGCATCGATGGCCGCCATCTCAAATTCGCGAACGATGAAGAACGGGCGGTTCTTCCTGCCGTTCTGCCACCACGCACGCATGATGGGAACGGCCTCGAAGCACAAGCCCCCGTAGCCTTGTCCGTGGTAGTCGTCGTCCCAGCGCACATGCATCGTGCCGTTGCCGAGAACGCTGAAGTCTTTGAGAAACGCGGCGGATTCGATGTAGAAGTTCGAGTTGGAGAGCGCCGTCATTACTCGGTCGCTCGTTGCGTCGAGCGCCCGCTTGATGTTCATGTACTCCTGATCCTCGTACATGTCGTCGCGGTCGGTGTAGCGACGGGCGGGGCGCAGCCGAATCCAATCGCTGCCCGCCGGGATCAGGCTTCCCTTGAGGAAGTTCACGAAAGCGTCGGCCTGCTGCATCGCGGTCGAGTCAAAGACCGCGCTCACTCTTTTGGTGCCTTCGCTGTGCTTAGTGCGGATGTCCCCACGGAACGGCTGCATGAGGTGGACGATCTCGTCCCAAGTGTTCTCGTGCATCGCCCGAGTGGTCTTGAGCATGGCCCATCGGCCCAGCAGCTCGGTGACGGACTTCTTGCTCATGGTGCCTCCTAGTGGGCGAAGAACTCGTAGGTTTGTCCCCGCAGCTTTTTCGCCGGGCGGTTCACCGCGCCGGGAGGCCGCGCATGTCGAAGCATCATGACGGCTTTGTGCGTCGCGTCGATCACATGATCGTCTTGGCGCGGCGCAACCTTGCCGTCCTTGTGCCGGTACAAGCGCTTCTCTTTCAGGAATGCAGTGCAGTTCTTGAACACGCGGAACCTTCCGTCCGCCATTCGCGAGCTCAGGTCCTCAATGATGTTCATCACCGCGAAGGAGCGCGACCCGTCCGGTGACACATAATGCGCTGAATCGCGCATAAGCTGGCATCCGAAATCCCGATAACGGCTCGCCATTGTCGATCCGTCCGTGTGCATTCGGTTGCCGTCGTGCGGCCACGCCACCGGGATCTCTCCGCCGCCCATTGCCTTGAGGCGGCCCGCGTAGATCGCCAGCTCCTTGTTCTCGTCTTTCAGCTCCGACACCAAGTACAAGATGTCGCTCTCGGGGTCGTGGGCGAGCTTGGCCGCCGCAAACACCCCGACTCCGTGCGGGAAGTCCAAGCCAATGACCTGCGGCCAGTGCTTGGGGATCGGCATGGGGTCAACGGCCAGCATCTCGTCCGGGTAGGGGTAGATTGCTCCGGTGCCCCGGCAGGGTCGCCCGTAGAGTCGGGCTTCTTCCTGCGGGTGCCCCTTCCAGCGATTGCGGATGAACTGATCCTGCTCGGGCGAAAGGTGGGTGGCGTCGTCGATGGTGTAGTTGATGAGGTTCTGGGTGCCGCCCGAGTTTTCCTCGAACGACACATACAGCTCAGTGTCGCCCTTGAGCGGGCTCATCGTGATGTCGATGTAGCCCATCGTGAAGTTGGTTCGCGCCTTTAGCTCGTTGTAGACATCGCCGGGGGGCTCTTCGTCGATTCCGATCCAATCGAGCGTGTAGCCCTGAAGGCGCTCCCACCCCTTCGCGTAGGTGAAGACATAGCACTTGGACCAGCCGTCGTGTTCGCCGTCCGTGTGGTGCTTCACAAGGAAGTAGTCGATTGCGCCCATGACCCCGGCGGTGGAGAGCTTCGCGATCCCGGTCTTGAGGTTGAGGCAATCGGCGGGAATGAACCCGGTACCGCGAGCGTCGGGCGGGCCGAGGACCGGGTTGACCAAGTGATCCCGCGTCGTTTGCGAGGTTTCCCCGCCAATCGCGGCGACAATGGGCTTCGTGAACTTGTGCCCCTTGTAGCCCTTGGGATACAGCCCGGTCAGGTGCATTGCGGCCTTGTAGCGCATGAGTTCTGTTTTGCCGCACTGGTTGGGACCGGCAAACAGCGTCTCGTGCGCGGGCGAGTTCAGGGCCTCCCACTGCTTGGCGTTCGGGCCGAACTGACCATAACGGTCGTGTTCGAGGCGCTTGTTCAGCTCCTCTAGGGCCTCGATCTGCTTCAGCAGCTCCTTTCCCTTAGCCTTCGCCACTTAGCTCGTTCCTTTTCTGCTCTCCCTGTTGGATCTTCGCCGTGAGCTGCTTGTTCTTCTCCAGTAGTCCGGCGAGCTTTTCCTCAAGCTCTGCCGTGGAGTTGTCCTCGATGGTCTTGTTGAGCGAGACGACCTTCTGAGTCGCCTCCTTCGGGAAGAAGTCCTTCGACACCCGGAGTAGGTCAATAAGCCTTTGACTCCCCTCGTCTGTGCGCTCGTCGAGGTTTGTGACCATGTTGGCCGTTTTGCGGAACAGCCCCGCCTCCCAGAGCATTCCCACGAACTCCTTCTTCATGTCGAGGAGGTTCATGGTCGGGGGGAGGATCTCGGTCTTCAGCTTACTCTTTCGGCGAGGGCGGTCCTTGGACTCCAAGAACCAATCCCGCATGTCGCCGTCTTGGGTGATCCGAGCCAGAGCCAGCTCGAACGGAATGCCCGCGTACTCGGCGGCGTCGCAAAAGTGGAGGCCGTTGTCGATGCCCGCCCGCATCTTCTCAAGCAGCCGCTCCCGAATGACGAAGCCGGAGACTTCAGCCTGTCGGTCGTGGTCGTCAGGGACAACGGCCTCCATTTCCTCATTCATTTCCGTCGCGTCGCCTCTCGGGCCATTTGCTCCACCATCCGCCCACTCAGCTTGCCCGTGCCTGAAAACGACACCACTCGCCCTTGCGGCGGCAGCGCGTTCACATTCTTGAGCAGAGCGCCCGTGGCGGCGTGCAGCTTACCGCTGATCTCTTTCAGCTCGTTGTTGTTCATGTTCGCGGAGGCCAGCTCCTCGATCAGAGCAACGAACAGAGCCTTCACTTCCCCCACCTTTTCGGCGTCAACCCTCATTCTTCCTCGTCTCCTCCGCTCAGTTCGTCGAACAGGTCCGCCTCCCCGTTATGCGGGACGATCTGCTCGTCCTCGATAACGAGCTGCGCCTGAAGCTCATCGAGCAGCCCACGGAGCGCTTGCGCCGAACGCCCCCCCGGCATCTTCTTGATCTCCGCACGCATCCGGTAAAGAAGCTCAGGTACTCCCATTGTGGTCCTCCTTTGCGGAATAACCTTGACACCAACCAGCCCTTTCGGCAAGGTTGGTTTTGCGGGCACAGGACGCCGAGAAGCCAATCGAGCCAATAGCCGAACGCTTCCCGACCCTTCCGGTGCTGGTAGGACTTGGTGGGACCTACCCTCCCATTTGCGGGAAACGCCGTCCTCCTCCGGCGGAGAGCAGCTTGAAAAGGCTGGCCCGGAGGGTGGGCGGCAGCCCTTTGCGGGCGAACTTAGTTCCACCAGACCACCAGCTCCCGGTTGGGGCCTCACGGCCTTGATCGGGAGTTTTTCTTTGCCCTAGCCGAAAGAGGACCCCGTGACCAAACCAAGACCAAATTGGACCCACACCCCCTACCAAAAAGGCCATTTGGCCCGAGGGGGCAGGCTCGATCTCTTCCGCAGGGGCGAACAGGCCCCGACCGCCCGTCTCACCGAAACAGCCGTTCGGCAGATCCGAGAGTCCAACAAGCCCGATTCCTATTGGGCCAAACTCCACGGCGTCACTTCCGCCACCATCCACAAAGCCCGGACGGGCAAGAGCTGGAGCCACATCCAATGAGCACCCACCACGGACCCGAAACCCTCGAACTCAGCCTCAAGTACGCCGGAGTCACCCTACAGATCGAATGCTGCGCCGAGCGAGACAAAGCCGACAATCTCCAAGTCCACGAAATCTACAAGATCACCTGCGACGAAGACATTTCTGAGCTCGTCGATCTCGAAGACATCTGGCACCACCTCGAAGGAAAAGGCTGAACCCATGACCTATGAGCATATCTGGCTGGATTGGCGCAATGAGCGCGTCCTCGTCGAATACACCAAGCGCGGATACCGCGATCACGAGGTCCAAGCCGTCGTCAAATACATCAAACGACCAGACGGACAGCCCCTACCCACCGATCTGCTCCTCTCTGACGCACAATACCTAGAAATCTCCGCCCTGCTCCGCGAGGAACTCGACTTCATGGCCGACGAACAAGCCATCAACGACCGAATGGACCACGAATGAAGGCCCTCAAAGACCTCCTCACCGTCATTCTCCTCGCCTCCGCCATTCTCGCCCCCCATTTCCTCCTCAAACCCCCTCCTCCACAGATCATCCTCATTGAATCCACATTCGATCCACAAGAACTCCACCTCAGAATCGACCAAATCGACCAACAACTCGAAAAAGCGCTCGCCCCCTACAACCTCCCCCTCGTAAAAACCGGCGGAAAGCGCAAGCCCACCGTCAGAAACATCATTGCACGCCCTTGACGCCGCCATTACGCTAGAAGCGAAGGCACACGCGCAGCAAGGGCCGAAAGCGTTCTCTGTTCTTAGGAGGATACATGCCAGCCGGAAGACCAGCGTCTCTCACCAACCGCCCCATTCCCGACGATCCCGCCGAAGCCAAGATCATGATTCAGGAAATCCAGCTCGAAAAAGCGAAACTGGACCTCCTCATCCGACGAATCCAAGAGCATGTCAAAGACCGACAGCGGATCGGTCACAACACCTAACCATCCTTTCTGGCCCCCGAGGACGGTCTAGCGGTCCCCATAACACCCAATGCCGCTAAATCGAGCAATTGCCACAATGCAGCCCGTTCTAGGCAGCTCCCTCCTCGGGGGCCGCCTTTTTTTTTAGCCGCTCAAATTTTCGGGCTTTGACCGAAAGGGGATATAAACCACTATCGACGACGACGCCGCTGGGGGCTCCGCCCCCCCCGAAATCGCGCCGCCCGCCGCCGTTCCGCTCCCCTCGCGCCGCCCGCCCCGAGCGCCTCGACCGCCTCGCCCCGCACCCCTCGCCCGCCGCCCCCCCCGGCGCCT